CATTCTTTGAACCGCAGGCTTCGCTGCCTTCGGCAGCTCAACCAGCGGTTATGGATATTCGCCGCCTTCGGCGACGCTTTCCAGAGATGATAATCAATTGAAAATGTGTTTATTATGCAAATGCGAAACTTGAGTAAATTCATATAAATGCCTTAATGGCTATTTTTTCAAAAGATCCGACAATATTTTCAAAAGATCCGACAATAAGGGAAAAAACACAGAAAGGAGAGATGAAAAATAATCTTTGAATTTACTATTTATCATAATAGGCCTTATGATACTTTTGTTTTATCTTTGCATCAGTTAAACAAAATATTTCTTCAAAATAATGTTATGGTAAGCAAATTATTTTTCTGTCAGTTGGAGGACACTAATAATAACGGTGTCCTCCTTCAAAACAAGTTCGGACACTCTGTTGTCCTGCTTCGTTCAAACGACTTTGCTTCTCTCTGTGCTCACGGTTTCCGTGTTGTTGTCGTTGAGTATGACGACAACCCCTTTTATCAAGTAAACGCAAAGTTTTACAATAGCCGATGCCGTAAGGCTCGCGCCACTGCTTTAGATTTTATCTATTATCGTTCATTTAAAAACAATTACAAGTTATGAAAAAAGACCTTTTAGTTATCTTTCTCAAGGTTTTGGCCTATGCTATTGGCCTCCTTTTAGCGTATTTCGGTGCTACTGCGCTTGTTAGCTGTTCTGTGTCGCACAACATAGATGCTCACGGCAAATCTACCATCATTTCAACAGATACGACATTTATCAATCACCGAGGTTTCATTAATTTCCCACGCAAGTAATTATGTGTTACAGTCCCATCACCATAAATAACAAATCTTCTTACATTGTAGACCGTGTTTCGTTCTACAGTTATACCGTGCCCTGTGGCAAGTGTCTTGAATGCCGTTCCGCTAAAGTTAGTGAGTGGCAAACACGCATTTGTTTCGAATTAGATGCTCTTTACAAACGTGGTGGTGTTGCTGTTTTCCTCACACTTACTTATAATAGCCTTCATCTTCCTCATGTCACTCTCTCCACCTCTGACGATAAACAGACTATTGAATGTTTTAATCATGACCATGTTTTGCAGTTTCTGAACGTTGTCAAAGTATACATGCACAAAAAGTATGGAAAGTTCTCGTACAAGTATTTTCTTGTTAGTGAGTATGGCGGTACTACTACACGCCCTCATTATCATGTTATATTCTTCTTGCAACCTCACGTTAATTGGTTCAACTTTGTTGAAAAATGTCGTGACAAATGGTCATACGGCTTTCTTTTTCCTAAATTTGACGCTCGTCTCTCTTGCTATGTAGACTCTTACAATCAGCCTACTGAACCACCTGTTATTAAGTCACTTCATGGCTGTGCTAAATATGTTTCTAAATATATAACTAAAGATATGGATTTCTTTGGTCTTCCTATCGTTGTTCAGTTCATACATGAACACCCTCATTATCGTGCTCTTATTGCTAAGTATCTGCCAAAACATTGGCAGTCTAACAAGTTAGGTATTTCCGTAATTGACCATCTTGATTTATTGGATGATGCTTCTTTTTCTGATGCTTTCCGTAATGGTATTCTCAATCCTGTTACTTTTAAATATGTTCCTATTCCGCAATTTGTTATAAACAAGCTTCTTTATATCAATGTCAAGTCTGACCGCATTGGCAAGCATGGAAAATTTCTTTATGATAGATACATTTCCGATTATGGCCGTACTTTCTTCAAACAAGTCTTCCTAACTCGTTTGGCTCGCACTTGTTACAAAATGTCTGAACTCTTTCAGACTCTTCCGCCTTTCTATGATTTCAATATATCTGATCCTAATCAGTTCGTTCCTGTTGCTCTATATAAATTAGTGTGGCGTTATACGCCTTGGCCTGCTCTTAATAATATACTCTCAAAGAATCTCGGTGACATTTCCGCTTTCTCTGACCCCGATTTGGCTTTCAAATATTGGTTACTGAATAAGGATACTGCTTATCTCAAGTCTCATCAGTCAGACCATTCTGCCATTTCTCTCCGCAATGCTTTTCTTCATGGTGATTTATCTCCTGCTCTTGCTGTTCTCATTGACCGTCTCTCTACTGTCTTTGAGCCTTTAAATGATATACTCACTTCTTATGAACATAATTCCCGACTCGCTGCTGAAAATGCAGCTATTGAACGCAAACGTCAACATGACGAGTTAACTCGTCTCAAACGTAAGTATAAAACACGCTATAACAAGCATTTATGTTAAACTCTTTAAATTCACACTTTATGTTTAGAACTCGCAAACATTCCGCTCTACATGCTTCACCGCATGTCTTTAATGTTCCTTTAATTAGGGACTCTTTTCTCGCTGATGGTACTAAAGTATCTCACCTAGTGTTTGTCCCTTTCACTACTCTTGGTGCTGACATTCCTAAACCCTCGCAGTATAAACTCCATGCTCTTCTTGCTGCAGGTGTTCCGCTTTCTCCTGTTTCTGCTACTATCTTGGACTCTGCTCCGTCTTCTGATGTTGCTTCTAAGTTCCTCGACTCTCTTGACAAGTCTGATAATTCTAACAATTCAGATAATTCAAATTCCGATGTTCAACCTTCTAATAATGTATAATTATGAAATTTCCCTCTATTTCTTTAGGTCGTGTATCTAAGTCATACACTCATGATATGTCTTTTGACAACAATACTACCTATCCTTTTGGTGTTGTTCAACCTCTCATGTCCCAACGTCTTGACGCTAACTCCCATCTGTCCGTAAATATTCGTCAGCTCATTCGCTTGGCTCCTATGCCTGTTCCTACCTTTGCTAGGTTGTTTTCTAACAATGAGGTTTCTTTCGTACCTACTGTTGAGGTATGCCCTTATTATGAAGCTTTCCTTTCGCAGTTGTCTTATAAAGGTACTTCACAAACTTTCTATCCTACAAAACTTCCTGTTGTTTCTAATAGCTTGCTTCTTTGGCTTCTTCTTAATAACAGTGATTTCTGTTGGTGGTCCGCTTTCGATGCTAACGGCACTCTCATTCGTGATTATACTTCAAAGTTAACTTCTTGGTCCCAAGCTCTTCAAACCGCTCTTTTTAAAAAGGCTTACTATCCTCAGTTACAAGATGATTCAATTCTCAATTCTAAGGATAATTTTGTTTCTATCGCTTCCGCTGACTTCAAGTTTCTTCTTGATAATCCCGACTCTACTAAAGTCGTTTTAGCTTTTAAGCTTTCTCCTGCAGGTCGCCGTGTTCGCACTAACATTCTTGGTCTTGGCTATTCTCTCAACGCTGACCCTACTCCAGTTTCTATGATACCTCTGCTTTCTTACTACAAAGCTTGGTTTGACCTTTACGCCCCTGTCCGTCTTCTCTCTTGGACTGATACTCTTGCTTTCCAACTTGTCCGCTTTATTGAGGATTACATTTGGGATTTCTCTATTCCACAACAAAACACCTCTTTCCCTGTCTTTGAAAAATTTTTCAATCTTCTCTCTGAAACATTCTTTGTTGCAAAGGATGATATTGTTTCCGTACATCGTGCTGAAATTGTAACTACTCCAGGTACTACCATGCCCTTTAGTCCTGTTGATGGCATCGCAGAGCCTTATGACTCTCTTGGTCGTTCTCAACATGAGTTGCCCCAACTTCTTGACGGTGGTGATGGTTTTTCACTTATTACTCTCCAAGCTCTCCAGCGCTTTACTCGTTACTTCAGTAAAAACTCTGTTATCGGTCGTCGCATTAGCGAATATATAAAAGTACATTATGGTGCTTCTGTCGCTTCTTCGCTCTATAAGGATGCTAATCACGTTCACTCTTTTACTTATCCCCTTTCTGTAGATGATATTATGTCTACCTCTGACACTTTTGAGGTCACAGGCGATACCTCTAAAGGTGAGCTTCTTGGTTCTTACGGTGGAAAAGGTATTGGCTTCGACAAATCTTCGTTCGAATTTACTGCACCTTCTGACGGTTACCTCTTTGTACTTGGTTCTATCTCTACTCCTACAGGCTATTTTCAAGGCAACAATGGTGACTTGTACGTTATTGATTTCGACACTACACCTCTGCCCGACTTTGACGCTCTCGGCTACGAAGTAAGCCCCGTTGGTCAATTCTTTGGTGATAATGGTGTTCTACCTTCACAAGTCTCTCCCCATAAAGGTGTTGACTTTACTGCAGGTTTTGGTTATGTTCCTCGCTTTACAGGTCTCAAATATCATAAGAATATTGTGAACGGTGATATTTCACGCCCTTCTACAGCTGACAGCCTTTCGGCTTATCATCTTAACCGTATTGTCACGCCTTACCTCTTAGAACAAACGTCTCTTGATACCTCGGGTAACTTGCCTGTATGTAAATACAAGTTCACTTCTACTGATGTGCCTAAAGCTTCAATTGCTTGGCGTTATCTCTCACAATACGAATGGCTTGGCAATTATAACCGCATATTCTATAACGAAGGTGATTTGCTCCCTTTTAACCGTTATCCCACAACATTCGGTGACGACGATAAATTTATAGTTCAGACCGTATTTGAGTCTAAGCTTACTAACAAACTCAAGTCGCTTTCTACCTCTTGGGATACTTACGAGGAGTCAACTGATGATGGCTCTGTTGATGTAAGCCCCGAGTAAAAATCATTTTGTTTAACCGCCCGAGCCTAACGGCTTGGGCTTTAACTCTTTACAATTATGGGTGCTTTAGATGTATTAAATGGTATTTCCTCCGGTGTTGGTATTGCAGGAGGTTTAACCTCCTTGATATTCGGACAGTCACAGGCTCGCAAACAGGCTCGCTATCAACAAAAAATGCAATTGCAGTTGATGGATAAGCAACAGCAATACGCAAAGGAAAATGCAGCAACTGACTATGCACGCCAACGTGCTCTAATTACTGATAATGCTTCGCTTGAAAAGCGTGGCAAACAGCTTGCAGGACTTTCAACTGCTGGTGATTTTGGTAACGGTTCGGCTTCTGTTAGTCCTATTTCTGCTCCTTCCGCTCCGTCTGCTCCTACTATTGCAGACCCTAATCAAACGCTTTTAAATGGTCTTTCGATGGCTCAGAACTCAGTCAAAGACCTCATATCGAACAGGTATGCAAATGCTCAAGCCGACTCGCTCGAGCTTGACAACGAGATTAAACGAAAATCTCTGCCCGAGCTCACGCTTGGCTCTAAAGGTCGCGGTAAGTCAGATTGGGCACAAGGTCAAAGAGCTACTGGCACTTTGCCGTATGATATTAAGACTGCTAAAGCAAATGCTATCCAGTCAGATAATGCAGCTTGGCAAAGTGAGAATGATGCTGCTTATTCTTCGGCTAATGCATTTGCTAATGCTCAAACGGCTTATAATAACATGCTTTCCGCTAAACAAGCTTTTGAGCTTGCAAAGCAACAGTTTAGGAAAGGTGATTTGGAGTATCAGTTAGCGCAAGATCTTTATGATTATCAAGTTGATCAAGCTAAACAAACTGTTGTCAATCTTCGCAAACAGGGCGTTGCAATTGATGCATCTGCTGATGCTTCACGCGCTGCTGCTGCTGATTCTCGTTCTCATGTAAACGTTAATCGTGCTTCTGCTTCTAATATCGCTGAGGATACTAAATCTAAGCGTTTAGCAAATCAATTTACGCGTGATTCTTATTCTGACCGCTTGCAAGCTATTAAATTGCAAAGTTTGCCTAAAGACCTTTATACTAAGATACAGCTTTGGCGTTCTAATGGCACTTTTGAAAAGCTTGACGGCCTTCAACAATTAGGTTATGGCCTTTATGAAGCCTTGCATGAAATTGGCGTTAAGCCAAAAGATATTGCAAATATTATTAAGCTTTTAAAATAA